GAAGTCTGAAACGTTACCCTATCATCCATCTTGCCTACACCCATATCCGTGTGCGATAAGCGTTTAGCATCTTCTGTGCGTTGAAGTAACTCAACGTGCGCCCTTGATCGTTACTCGAACTTCTTACCTCCCACATCTCGGCCAATATGCTCAAGATAGCCTCCTGAACTGGTCCTGGACAACTCGCGCTGGTAGTGTAGATAAACTCGTAGGAATACGAATTGTCGGTGCTGAAGACTTGAGTAACACGAATGGTCGGCTCGGTGTTTCCTATTTTCCAATAGTTGGTGTTTAGGGTTAATGTCGTAGCCGTGCCTTCCTTATCTATTCTCTTAACGCTGGTGATCGTTGCTACCGGTACATGAATCAAGTCGAACTCGGTTGTATCTCCTGGTTCGCTTACGTACTGCGTAACGGTTTTGTCAATGAACGCCCGGTTGCAATAACGCTCGGCCCACTCCCTCGCAGAAGTTATCATCCGCGTTATCATCGTGTCCTCTTGCGTGTTGCTTACCCGTAGATGTGCTTTGGCTTCCGATAACGTTATTGGCTCTGTACCAATGCTCGAAAAAGTGCTTTCTACTTTCATACTTACGAAGGTATTAATTGCTCTGTTGGTGGTGTTCTAATTGCATAAAAAAAGGGATGACCGCAGCCATCCCCCTGATTACAACTAATCAACCAATGCTTATTATGCAGACTCGATTGCAAGTTTGATGTTAGCAAACGTATCCACGAACCAAGCAGTTGGGTAGTAGATAGGGAATGCCAAACGCTCTTCAACAACAACTGTTACCAAGTTGTAAATAGCGTTGTCTTGGTCTTGGTCAAACAAGCGAACCGATACTCCTTCGCGTTGTGCGATTTGAGCAGCGTTAGTATCTCCAATGTAAAGCGTTCCAGCAGCAACTGAAGTTGACTGATAAACTGGAATACCTTGAAAGAATGCTGATCCACCTTCGTAGGTGATTTGGTCAAACAAGTACTGCCCGTTGCTACCTTTGTCGCTCAATGCGTCGTAGTAGTCGATTGGGTTAAGTACAATAGCGTTTGCGTTGTGCTTGTTTGCAGCTAATACACCGCGAGCAGCAATCATCGCATCCCACTTGTTTGAACCGTCTAATGCATACTTGTCATCGAATACTGTACCAGCGATGTCGGCATCTGTAAGTGCTCCTGCTGCAAGTCCAGTCAAGTTTGCTCCTGAACCAGTACCAGTCAAAAGTTGAGTATCTTCTACTTTCAACAACTCGATTACTCCGTAGGTTTGAAGGAATCCAGCCAATGCAGGAATGTCGTTTAACAACTCCTCGCTGATGCGCTTGTGATGAGCAATCTTGCGAGCAGGTGCTTCTTTCATTTCAAAGTCGTTGTCGCTTTGTGGCTTAACAACTCCTTCGCCTACTGGTGTTGGTGCTCCATCTACCGCAGTTTCTTGTGGGTAAGCGAAGATGCTTCCAGTCATTGGTACTACGCTGAACAACGAGCGAATGTTGAACGCCTCACGCTTAAGTGGAGTGATGGTGCTCAAACGAGTTGGCTCGATGAATGATACGTTGGTACCGTTAGTCAATGAAGCTGCTCCAGTCATTGTACCGGCAGCTTTCATGCTGATAGGTGCAGTAGTCTTAGCTTCGCGTGCTTGGAATGCTTTGAATGAAGCATCCTCCATCAAACGCTCTGCAAGGCCTTTTGAGTTTTTGAACTCGCCACCGTTCTCACGAAGTTTTTTCACGTCGGTTACCAAACGATCGTAGTCGTCTTGGCTGATACCGGCCATTGAGTTTACTTTCTCGGCAAGGTTGCTTAATGCTGACTTTGTTTCTTCTGCGATTCCCGCAGCTGATGTGGCCTCGTTGTTGGCCTTTTCGATTTGCGCGTTGATTTCATTTTTGATCGCGCCTAATTGGTCTTTCAATTCCATTTTTTTGAATCAATTAAAGGTTATTCCATATGCTTAATAAATCCACCGGCTCGTTAGTCGCTTGAGTGGATTGCTCCGGCTCTGATACGCTAACAAGTGATTTCAATGCTTTCTCTATATCCGATACCTCGTGCTCAATTAGCTTGAAGGTTTCGTCGGTGTAATCGCCGTTGCGTAGTACGTTGTTTAGTTTGGATAACCGCCCTAACAACTCGCTGGCAAACTCTGCTTTCATTTCTGACTTCATCCCCACTACTGGAGTGTTCTCATTCGCTCCCCACGTTACGCTGGAATACTCCCACAACTTGACTTCCTTAATCAGTTGGTATTCCTTGTTCTCGGCCATCTCTGATTTGATAATCTCAAACCCGATGGAATGCTCCGTAATAACCCCGTCGCGATATAACTTAATGTAGTCGCCATCGCGAATATCTGATACCTTGCTATCTATCAGTAGTCCGTTCTCATCCTGGACCATCGTTAGTGGTGTACCAATCGGGTTGTATCTATCGTGCTGGAATAAGTGCTTAATGCGTGGTCGTGGTGATTGTGGTCCGCGTTCCTGAATGGTCTTACTGAATGCGCCCTTCTCGATAATATCACCGTCTGAATCCACGTTGCCGAATGCTGAAGCATACAAGGTAACAATACCTTTGCTCTCATCTACATCGGCCACCGGTAAAGATGTGTTCTTGTATATCATGCTACAAACTTATTTCTTCTTCTCTTTGTCTTGTTCTAAATCGGTTACTTTGGCGATTGGGTGATGTTTGTCGTAAACTATCTGGCTCACGAACTGGTAACTCACTCCGAACTTGAAAGATAACTCTGCCATCGTTTCGCGGACCTTTCCATCATTCTTGCGTAGGATTTCAAAGTAGTGCTTTCTGATTAATACTCGCTCGGGACTTTTGCGCTTAACGCATCCAAGCTGGTCTAATACGTGCATTAAGTTGAGGGTAACTCTGTCCTCGATTCCGTACTCCTTACGAACAAACTCGGCAAACGCTTTGCGTGCCCTTAGTTTACCTCGCTGAAGTTCTGCTTTATCGAAGTCATTCATATTGGTTAAGATTGGTTGTACTCTGGATTGTTGGGTGTGATGTAAACCATCGTGCATCGGCAATTAATTACCTCCGATGCTGGTGCTCCTACCATCTGCGGCTTATCCATCGGAGTTCCATTCACGTTGAAGTAGTCGTCTAATAATACTACCGTTCCGTTTACTGCTCCGTGTGATTCTCTCTCCCTTCCATCTAATGAAGTAATCCACTTCTTCTTCATCTGCAAACCCGTTGCTTTGGCTGCTTGCAAGCTGGCCTCATTGGCTGCGATGCCTACCTCTGTCCTCATTACCCGGACCGCTCTGTATCTGTTCTGCTTACCCATGTATTCGCGGGTGTAGCTTTGGATTCGCTTCCTCGCTTGGAATACCGATAACCCCTCATTCACCGCCTCTGCCGTTGCTAACCTGATGGCCCGTAGAAATAACTCTCTGCTGGTTTCGGTCATCATCGTTGCCTTCAATCCCGATTGCGTTGCAGCAAACCGAATCGCTACCCGTGCCCAGTCATCCAGTAACGCATCTGATACGGGTGGAATAGTCATTGCACCTGCTACCAATGCAACGCCCGTTTCTACCTCTTTTTTTGCCTTCTGCGCGTCTTTTGCGATTGCTTCGTATGTTCCCCTTGTGAAGGTCTTAAAAGTGTCCTCGTAGGTCTTGTAAAGGGTTTTCTCTACCTGCTCCTGCTCAATGAATGCAGTCAAGGATTCCATCTCGCTCTGCGTAGTGGCATTCCCTAACTCCCGAATCGCTCTGCTGATACCCTGCTGAAGTGCGTTGTACGTTGGTCGTGTGTACTTCCTCTCAATCCTGGCCTTCGCCCGATTCTGACTTCTGCTTGTGTTCATAATCGTCTATGTCGATGTGTTTAAGTGGATCGCCCTCAATGCTCACATCGTCGATATTTATCCTGCCTCCGTTCATGTAGTTATAGTCCATTGCCTTGTGCCCTTCGTGCATTGCATCTCCTAACTTCTCGCGGAATTCGTTTAGTGTGTATGCGCCCAACTCAACGCCTATCTTATAAATCTCTGCTAACTCTTTGCGATCGGCTTGTAGTTCTGGTACTTGGCTAAAGTCGGGTTCGATATAAACGTTTCCGTAGCTTGGTGCTAACCAACGGTTAAACTCATCGGCAAACGCCTGGACCAATGGAATAATAGCATCCGTGTACGCTACCTTCCGTGCCGTGCTCATGTTGTTGTACGTACTTGCGGAATCATCATTGAATAACTGACTCGGTACGTGGTAAACTCGGCAAAGGTCTTGTAGTGAGAATTTAAGGTCCTCGATAATCGCCATATCAACTGGACTCAATCCTAAGTTGGTGTACTTAATCCGAGCAGAAATGAACGCCATCTTTCCTTTGTTGTCCGCTCCGTTGTATTTCTTATCCCAACCCCGCGCCAATGCTTGAGCCTGCTCCTCTGTAAAATAAGCCTCGCTCATTGGATCGCCATCTGAACTAATGATACCGATTGCTCCGTTGTTTTGGAATGCTTTCTGACTTGCTATCTGCGCATCGTTTGATTTGCTGATAGTTCTTGCGGCCGCTCGTAGTGGACTCATCCCGTATAACTCCTCTCCGTAGTCGAAGTCAAAGTTTGGGAATTTGTCGTGTAGTACATCGGAATAAGGAAAGCGAATTACCTGGTCGCCTATGTTGAGTTTGTACTCGCTTACCGGGTTCATCCATCCATCGCTTACAATCTCGGTGTAGTGCGCTGGCATGATAAACATCTCCAACGCCTGGCCTTGATTCCTTCCGCTTTCAATTCGTGGTGAGTAAATGTAAGTATTTCCCGTGATAAGTTTGAATCCGTAATACTGCTGAAAGAACTCGCTTCGCGCCTGAAGTTGATTCGGAATGTCAAGTAGATTGTATAACGGGTGGTCTGCCAATACGTTACCCTCAAAGTCCTTTACAACAAACTTGGTAAGTGCGGCCTTCTGTGATATCCAACTGACTATGGAATAGACCAAGCTATTAACGTTGTAGGCTTGTGTAATGTAGCTTCTGCTGGCATCGTCGATGCTTAGTGGAGTGTTCATTCCAATATAGGAATAAAGCGCTCTTAGAAGTCGGTTATTTGCGTCTGCCTCGTACTGCTTTCCGAATAGCTTACCTATGCGTTCTCTGAATGTCATATTATTACGAATCCTTTCTTTTGTTGTCTGCTCTGTAACGCCATCACCATTACATCCACTTGATCGTCGTGCTTTGCGTAAGGGAATTGTGTTACCTCATCTAAAAACCTCCTATTCCAGCTTCCAGCGATTAATTTAACCCTTCCAGCCTCCACCATTGCACTCACCGCGTTCGCTCTTGTTACCTTGTCCGTATCCGGTGCTTTGTCCTCTAATACGTTTAACCCCGTCGTGCTTTTGATTTGCTGAACGATGCTCTTACCGCTGGCCTTTGGCTCAATGTATATTCTCGAAGCTGACGTGTAGCCGTTGTGCATTACGAAGGTCTTGATGTATTCGCAAAGTTGCGGAAACTCGAGCCATACTTGTTCTACTTCCCTAAAATAAAAGAAGCTGCCGTCTGTCGCATACGCTAATAATGCTGATGGATCGTTGGCCTTGTTGCTCGTGTAGGCCGTATCAAGTCGGTAGTTCCATACTAACCCTTCCGGTACTTCGTTTACGATGTCAAACCATTTCGCCTTGAAGATATTACCCTCCGGTGGTGCGGGTTGCTGAAGTATCTGCCCTGCATAACCTGCGCTTCCTAAACTTACTCGGTATTCGTGCAGAATCTTATCGTTGAATCGCTCTGGCCAAAATAGGCCATTTTTATAATATTGTGATAATTTCGTCGGCTTAAGACTTTTTGTGGCCTCTCCTGGTATGCAGATGTGCCGATAACCTCCTTTGTTGAGCAGATATCCTGATAGGTCGTCTTCGTGTAGCCTCTGCATTACGATGATTCGTACTGCCGTGTGTGGGTTCTTGGTCCTCGAGTAGAAGGTTTCCGAGTACGCTCGGTTTACTCCGGTTCGTTCTACCTCGCTGAATGCCATCTTTGGGTTTAGTGGATCATCCATAATGATTACGTCTGCACCCATTCCCGTTACCGTACCCGTTACACTTGTTGCGAATCGCTTACCTCCTTTGTCGTTTTCGTAGTTGCTCTTTACGTTTTGGTCCGTTACGATTTGGAATAAGTGGCCGAAGTTCTCAATGAACCAATCGCTTTGTATCAACTGCCTGGACTTTCTCGCGTGTTCGGTGCTTAGCTGATTGCTGAAGCTGGCCGTAATGAAACTCATGTAAGGATTGATTACCCAACTCCATACCGGGTAGATGATCGTGGTAAGTAGGCTTTTGCTGGACCTGAATGGTACGTTGATAATGATATCGCTGTGTGCTGGTATTCCCTTCCATATCCTTAGCGTTTCGGTTTCCATTACCTCGCAAAGGTACTTGATGTGCCAATTATCCAAGTAGGGGGTTTGTGGCTCTAATATCTTAAAAGCCTCACGGTAGAAATTGTAGTAGTTGTAGTATTTAGGATTCTTCAGCATATCGCTTGTCCAGAATCTCCTGCACTTGGTCGTCACTCAACGTGTGCAGTTTCATATCGTGGGTGTTCTTGCTTTCGGTGTATTGCATCGCTAACTTCTTGAGTTCCTCGTCCGTAGATATTAGCTTCATCAATGCAAGTTGTAGCGTCGGGTTCTCGCTCTGATACCACTTCGATCGGAGTGAACTCTTTACCTCGATGCGGTTCTTGGTAAGTGCTTCTTTTATAGCTTCCGATTTTTCTAACTCGTGCAGGTAGAAAGTGCTGGTGCTGATTCCAATCATTGGTGGAACGTCGGTTACAAAAAATAGCCGATGCTTTTGAATTGCTTCAACTGATTTCCGTTCGAGTTCTTCTTTATTGTATGCCATTCCTTTACTCTTTTAACTTCATTTTTGACTCCAACGTAAACGGGTAATCTTCCGGGTACGTGTCCCACGCGATATTGCTTCTTTTCTTTGTCTTGATTAACATCGGTGATAAATATTTTCTCGTTATCTCGTGGTGCAATCTACCTCCGTTCTTTACTTGCCTTGTTGCTCTTATGGCACTTGGAAATTGTATAGGACAAACGAGCGCCTTGTTTAATAGTTTAACCTCGTTATATAAATCGGTTAAGCCTCCTTTTGCAGTTGCGCTTGTCGTTTGCTTCAATACCAACCCATCGCCCAAACTTCCCGTAAACAACCCCTCATTCATAACGTTGACAAACTGACTCGTATCGTCATCCGGCGCCCCTCTCTCGCCCATGTAAAGAAATCGCCTATCAATAAACGTTGTGTTCATTACCTTATGCCGTAACAATTTGTCATTGTGACCTCCAATAAAATCGCCCGTTTGACTTATACCAAACAAACCAATACGTTGACGATTCATAAACTCCTTAACGCCATTAAATGTTGACTCAATGTCATAATAATTAGCGACCCGGTGATACTTACCCCTACGCTTTATCTCATACCCGTTTGTATCGTCGTCCTGCATCACAAAAAACTCAATACCCAACCTCTCCGCAACGTCATAAAACAAATTTCTCATTTGACCCGCTGATCTTCGCGATTCACTTGGTCGGTGAACGTAGTCAAACCTCCTTCGTGACTCCTCTAAACTCAACACATGCAAATTCGCACCCACCTTGTCCGTCAATTTTTTGTACTCGTCATAATCTTCCGCTTGGTCATCAATTACCACGTGCAAATTCTGCACCATCCACCCAATTTTGACAAAATATTTTAGCGTTTTGCAATTGTCCGCTCTCTTGTATGACGGAATAAAAATATCAATCATTGCTCCAATCTTCAATATATTCGTGTGCCCTTAAAATGTCATCATCGATAAAACCCTGCAACCCACTATCGCTTAAAACCAACCGCAACCGCTCCATTACTTTTTGCTCCTCATCATCGGCATTAAAAAAGTAATAATTCGCCACCTGCTCAAAATTGATTCTGATAAACCGGTACGCAAACCACTTTAAAACCTCCTTTTGCTCGTCGCTCAACGGACTTTCTTCTATCGCCTTAACCTTTGCATGAAACTTGGTAAAATCAACGCATTCCGATAACGTAACGTTTGGCTCTTCTTTCGGTTGATAATAAACGTCCTGAAATTCGAGTTTACTCAATTTTTCCGTTTCCGTTTCCGTTTCCACCGGAACGTCCAATCCCCATTCATCGAGTAAATCCGTATCCCATTCACTGGCTAATAACTCCCAATCCCATTCGCCTCCTGATACGTTATCCTTTATGATGAACTCGCGTTGCTGCTCTTCGGTTAAGTTGTCCGCGTGAATGATCGGTACTTCTTTGAGCCCAGCCTCCTTGCAGGCCTTTAGTCGCATATTACCTCCCAGTACGATCATATCCTGATTCACCACTATTGGCCGTATCTCCAGCATCTCTGGAAAGTCCTTGATGCTCTGTACCAACTTTCTGAACTTGTCATCCTTGATTACTCGCGGGTTGTTCGGGTTGGCCTTTACCGTGCTGATGCTTACCTTTTCAATCTTCATAACTATCTCTGATATCTTTTAATGCTTGTAATTCGGCCTCCTTATCGAAGTCGTGCTCTGCATTCCTTATCCTGATGTAAACATCTCCTCCGTTGCCTATGGTTAAGGTGAGGGTGAAGTCCTTCCATCGGTAAATGCACTTGTCGTCTGCGATGGTTAATTTGCGGCCGGTTACCTTCATAACAACTGCTTTAATTTCTCAAGATACACAACAAAGTCCATCGCCTCTTCTTGAGCGTGTTGCACCCATTCTTTCACGCTTAGGTCGTTTCGCTCCATTGTGGTTCCGTACTTCCTTTGGCCTCTATCGCTGCGCTCCTGGAATTGGTCTTTAATGCTTTGGATTATTTGGTCATTCATCGATGCTCGATAGTTTACGTTCGCACCATCTTAGCATTGGATCGCCTCCCCAAGCTGCATACATTACTGAACCGCATACCTCTTTACCATCTTCGTCGGTAAGGCTTCCCGTATCGTAAACCGATGCTCTGCTCAAAAAGGAATAGGTCCTCTTAATGGTTCGGACTGATAATGGTTCACGGTTTGCCAACTGCCGTGCTCGTGCCCATCCAACCGCAGTTCCGCAGTTGCTTCCGTTCTTCTCTCGGTGCTTGATGGCCTTCTTTGCTTCGTCTGATGCGCTTTTAGGATAGTCCGCGTAGGTTTCCTCTTTCTCCGTAATTTCTTTCCATTGAGCGTAGCAAACCGCTAACCGTTTGGTTCCTATTGGATATTCCTCCTCCATCAATGGTTCGGTGTAGCATCGAATGATGAAGTCGTATTCGCTTTCTTCTGGTCCGGGTTTAGGAATTGGCATCTTCGTTGTTTTTTATGTTGTAGTATAAACCCAACCCTGCGATTACTGCTACCACGATTGAGCAGATTTGCGCTAAGGTGAGTAAAGTGGCCGTTAAAAACCCAACTCCGTTATCGGTTACTACCCATATCAATAGGAATAAACCTACTCCAAACATACTAAGGAATGCAAGGAATATACGTACTAACTTCTCGGTGTGATCGTCTTGTTCTTCGTATTTCATAATCTAAATTTAGTGAATTGTTTTAATATATTAGTCAAATATCGGACTTTTTTTGCATTGCGTTACCCAGCCTTCGGTACTTGGCTTTCATCTCTTTGAGTTCATCGATGGAATACTTCTTTATTTTCCCTCTCCTGGACTTTAACTGCTCGAACTTCTTATCCCCTATGCGAAGTGGTAAACGCTCTGTGTACTCGATTAAATTGCCGTGTAGGTGCTGATTGCAAGCCACGCATTGTCCGTGTACGTTATCCGCATCGAATCTTAACTCTGGAGTGCTACCTACTGAATAATAATGCCCTGCATCGTATTTGCCCACTAATGGCTTGCCACAACTGATGCAAGGCTTATTCTTATCGCGTAGCCTGATGTAACGATTGAACTGCGTTTGTACCTCCTTCAGCCAATCGGACTGCGTTTTAAGTGCATCTCTGCGTTCCTTCTTCTCCTTATTCCACCGCTTCTTCTCTTGTTGCTTAGTGTAGGCCATCGCGCAGATCGGACTGCATACCATTTGCGTTGTGGTGTACTTCGGAGTGAAGGTGTTCTTGCAGATCTTACACTTCTTTGGCTTCATATTGGTTTATTGCTTTGAATATCTGTAACGCTACTTGTGGTACTATTGCGTTTCCTCCTGCTTGAAGTCTTTGTCTTTTGAACTCCACCCTGGAGGAAAGCCCATCAACCAATCTATCCAATCTGGGTTCGGTGTCCCACCAAGTTGATCTGGCAAGGTTGGTGTTAAATCCCCTTTCGATCGCTCTCGCCATTTTTTTGAGCTCATCCCTTTCCAATCCCTGCTCGTTGGTGTGCGATACAATAATTGTTCTGGTCCTTCTGTGAGGCGCTCCAATTCTGGAAGCTGGTACATTGAACCACAAT